ACGTGCTTTGAAATTTGAGGAAATTGCTATTATTGCTTTAATGGCCGCTGCAACATTTAGTATTCTTGATACCTTTGTTCCATCAATGGGTGCAAGTGCGCGCTCAGGTGCTGGCTTCGGTATTGGAGCGAATCTTGTCGGCTTTCCTAAACTCGGATAAGCTAAAATATTCTTCATATGATAATACATCATATAACTTTAATATTTATAAAAACAATAAATATTAAAATTTTTATTTATGACCATGCAATAATATTTATAATATATAATGTCTATCCTTATAGGTAATCCATATATAGATAAAAATTGTAGTAAAAAAACCATCACATCTACTTTTGTTAAAAAAAGAATATTAAATGATTTAAAAAATATATTAAAACATTTAGGTATTAAAGTAATTCAAATTGATAATAATAATTTATGTAATGTTTTATGGATAAGAGATTTATTTTTTAAAATAGACAATAAAACTTTTTTATGTAATAACACTAATTCAGATACTCTTAAAATTAACAGACAAAACGAAAAAAATTTAATTATTAAATATCTAAAAAATTATATTGAATTACCTGAAAATATTAAAATCGAAGGAGGAGATATAATACAAGATAAAAATAATATTTTCATTGGTATTAATAAGAGAACTAATATTGCTGGCTATAATTATTTAAAAAAAACTTTTCCTTATAAAAATATCATAAAAATAAATCATAATACTTTACACTTGGATTGTTGTTTAACTATAGTAAATAATATTATATTTTATTCAAAAACTTATATAAAATCTTTACCTAATAATTTAAAAAAAAATTATACTATAGTAGTTATTGAAAATATTTTATGTAATTGTCAACCTAATCTTGCTACAAATATATTAATTATTAAAAAAAATATTATTACAACTGATAAACCAGAATTTGAACCTTTTAGAATTTTACTTACATTATTAGGTTATAAAGTATATACTATTAAATATAATAATTTATTAGATGAAAGTGGAGGAATAAGATGTTTAACACAATGGTTATAATTTTAATATTTATAAAAAAATAAATATTAAAATTATTATTTACGAACACGTAATATTTTTCTTCTTTTGATTTTTTTTTTTACTGTTTTTCCGCTACTTCTTTTTCTTTTTCTTGAACTTTTACTCAATCTTACCAATGTATTTGCTGCATTAACTTTTTCTAAATCACTTTTAAATTGTTCTGGGTCCATTCTAATTAAATCTTCAATAAATATTTTATTATTAGCTGATAATGCATAATGAATAGGTTTAATAGGCATAAATATAATATAATATAATATTATATATTAATTTATTCTAAAAATTATTTGTTTATTTATTACCGCGTCTTGTTTTTCTTCTTTTTAATTTCTTTGTTTTTTTATTTGTTCCACGTCGTTGCCTTATTCTTCTATTAAATTCTTCTTCGTCTTGTTGTTCTCGAAGACGAAAATTTTCTTCTCTAGTTTGATTTACTCTATTAAGTTGATTTAATCTAGCTAGATTAATTTGTTGAGTATCATTCCTAAATTCTTGACCTGCAAGCAGTTCTATAAGTATTTCCCCTTGTACATCCTGATTTAGATCTGGGAGCAGGCGTTACAGTTCTATTTGTTCTAAATCAAATTCTCTTGAACCAATAGGTGGTATAAGTTCATCTAATTTTCTAGCATAAGAGCCAGCTTTAAGTTTATATTTTTTGTTTCTTTTGTTTTTCATTTATATAAAATAATATATTAATATAAATCAATAAAAGGAATTTTAGATTTGAAAAAATAAACAGATACTATATAAATATTTTGTTATATTATTATGAATAAACCAGTTGTAGGAATTTTAGCAAGTCCTTATATAAATAATGAAGAGAAGAGAGAACAGGTATTTTTAACAAGTTTTTTTATAAAATTTTTTAAAATTAATAATATAGATTTTTTAATAATTCCTTATAATCTCTCAAAAATTAAATTAAAAAATTTATTAAAAAATGTAGATGGGTTGCTATTCCCAGGTAGTCAAATAGGTAATTATTATTACAGTCATGAATTTACAAAACATTTAAAAAAACAAAAAATAATACTAAAAATGGCAAAGTCTATAAATAAATCTGAGAGATTGCTACCAATTCTATTAATATGTCATGGATTTCAAAATTCTATGTTAATTGAAAGTAATGAAGATAAAAATAAATTATTTATAGATGTTGATGCTTATTATAATTATAATAAGCATACAAAATTTACAAAAGATGGAGAGAAACTAAGTAAATTTTATAATAAATCAAAAAAGATAGTTCATAATAATAAATTAGGTGTCTCTCCAAAAATGATAAATAAAACAAAAAAAATAAAGTTATTTGCAAAAACAAAAGATAAAAACAATAAAGAATTTATAGAAATTATAAAATATAAAAATTATCCATTTTATGGATTTCAAGGTCATGTAGAGAGAAGTAATCCAGAGTTAATAATTCCTTATTTAATAGATGTAAAAAAGTCATATTATAGAAGATGTGTAATTTCAAATAAAAGTTGTAAAATAAAAAATATAGTTAATGGTAAAACAAAAAAATGTAAAAATATATCAAAAAGAAGAAGCAAATGTATTATATATAATATTTAGTTAATAACTATAAATTAATGTGTAATATTTATAATTGATATTATTAACATAAGTTAAATAAATAATATCAATTTTTTTTACTTTTTTTGTTTTTTTGTTTTTTTGTTTTTTTATGACTTTTTCTTTTAAATTGTTTAGTTTTAGAAAGTTCTGATGGAATATATCTTAAAAAATATTTATCATATTCTTTGTTGCCAGATTTTAAATTTTTTTGCCGAAGTTCTTTATATTTTTTTGCTTTATTAGATCTAACATCTTCTAATGTCTTATGTTTTCCATAACAATTTATAGTGAATCTTTTTAATAAGCCTTTTTGTTCTAATCTATTTCTAAGTTGAACTTTAAATAAATATTCAGACATACATAACAATCGATTTACATCATAATATGGTCTATTTATAAAAATAAAAACCAAATAAAAACTTAACATAGTATCAATAGTAGCAATTTTAAGTTTTTCTCCATTAATATAAATAACATTATAACTATGACATGAAGTAGTATTATATACATAACATAAAACGTCAATATTGTTGTTATTTTTGATCATAACTTCATAATGTTCAGATATTAAATCACTAATTCCAGATTTTTTATTAATAATAATATTATTATAACCTTCATAAATAAGTTGTTCTTTAATTATATAGGCACTTGATTTAGCATCATCTGATAATACATCAAAATCGGGAATATTTGAAAGTTGTTTTTTTTCTTTTTTAGGCATATATTTACCATATAAACTAGCTGCATAACCTCCAAAAAATATAAGTCCTTGATTTATAATAGATTTTCTAACTACTTTATAAATATCATCAGCAATATCTTTGGAATCTTCATAATCTCTTAGAAAAGATATATTTCTACAATTATTTCCTCTCAGTGGATAATTTTTATTTAATAGTATTAATCTTTTTAAAACTTTTTCCCATCTACTTACATCTCCCATAGGACGTGATAATTCTAAATACATAGACATTCTTAAATAATCTGGTGGACAATAAGAAATTCCATTAATTTTTATAGATTTTTTCATTAAATTATTAAATAAGCTGTTGTCTAAAAATGTAATATCTGCTAGTGGAATAAAATTTACATAAACTTTATATGTTCCAGTATGAATACCTGATTTTGCTTCTATTTCAGTATATCCTTCTTTTAAAAATAAGTCTGCTAATTTTTTGGCACATTCAACAGCATTTGGAGAGAAAAAATCATAATCTGGTATTTCAACATTTTTATTGTAAAATTTATCTTGCTCTGGTAAAATATTATTAATTGCTGTTCCACCATAACAAAGACATTTATTGTTTCTTATAAAATATTCTAAAATATTTATTAATTCTTTAATATTATCAGATTTAACCATTTTTTCACCTAAAATAATATTGGCATTATCGACTGCTTCACGTAAAATTTTTAATTCTTTATCTTGGAAAGATATATCTTTCATTATATATATATTAATAATTTATAATAACAAAAATTATTAATATATAATTTATCATTCTACTTCTATAGCATCATCTAGACTACCAGTAAACCCAATGGAGCGTTCTTGTTGTGTATTTAATGGAACATTTACAGCAGGTTCTTCAGGGGGTATAATATCTCTACGTAAATCATTTGGTTTTAATACAAATGAATATCCACCATAATCAGTAAACATTTTATAATATCCGACTAAATTATTGTCAATATTTTGAAATTTCATAGCTACAAATTGACATCCATTATTCAAAGGTATAAGTGGATCATAATTTTCTAAACTATTATTTAAATTAGGTAAAACAATCATTAAATTTCTATGTGAATCATCTATCATTAGTGGATTATTTCTACCTGCTGCAACAATTTGTTCATATCTCAATAATTTTAGTGCATTTGACCCAGAACGTATATGGACATATTTTGCTAATTTACTGTTATCTAAAATAGGAACATATAATGTATGAACCATAATAATAAATTTTGCACCAAAATTGGATATAGATTCTTGTAAAAATATATTTTGATCAGTATTTCTATAATTATATTTATTTTTATTAAGAAAATTATTACCTTTATTATTAATTAAATATTTTTCAATATATTCTCCAAATTTATCATATATTACTTTATTTTCACTCATTATTCTAAAATGTAAAAACATAGGATCATTAGCACACGATGTATATGTTTGATCAAAACTTTTATTATTTAAAATATCAAATAATTTAGTTAATTTTATATAATTGTATGTTTCTTTAATCGAATTATTATTAGCAGTAGATGATGCTACTATTGGCTCGCCATTATAAGAATAAATTTCAAAATCTAAACATCTAGCACCAATTTGAATACATTTTTCTAAAGCACAAATATTAACAAAATTATTTTTATATCCATCACCACAACATGCATTATATGCAGTTTTAATATAATAATTTTTTATTAAAGATTTATTTTCATTGTCAAAAAAATTTATTGGATTATTTTTTTGTAATGCTTCACTTTTAATACTATTAGGAGTTCTCAAAAAAGAAGAAGTTTTATGGCGACTATTATCTAAATATATTATACTTAATTTTTTACATGCTGCATCTTTTTTACTTAAAGTATAAAAAACCCAAGAAATTACTAAAAAAATAATAAATATTATAATAATTAATGATAGTATAAAATAAACAGAAGATTTATCATCATTTAAACTTAATAATACAGAAACTTGCTTTTTTGTATCATTATATAATTCTTTAAAATCCGAAGTAATATTAGAATTCATTTTAATTATATTATTATAATATAAAAAACACTTAATAAATTTTATAATAAATATAATTAATATTATAATTAATAATATATAATGGCCGGTGGACTATTAAATTTAATAGCAATTGGAAATCAAAATATTATTTTAAATGGAAATCCAAGTAAAAGTTTTTTTAAAACAAAATATGCAAAATATACAAATTTTGGATTACAAAAATATAGAGTAGATCAGCAAGGACAAAGTAATATCCATTTGACACAAAAAACTAATATTTCTTTTAAAATTCCTAGATATGGAGACTTATTAATGGATACTTATTTAGTAATTAAATTACCAAATATTTGGAGTCCAATTTATAAATATTCTTCTAATGAATATAGGCCCTACGAATTTCAATGGATTAAAAATATAGGTAGTCAAATTATTGATGAAGTAATATTTACAATAGGAGGACGTATTATTCAAAAATTTTCAGGTAATTATTTACAAAATGTTGTTGAACGTGATTTTGATAGCAATAAAAAAGAATTATACAATATTATGACTGGTAACGTAAAGGAATTAAATAATCCTGCTAATTATTCTAATAGAAGTAATAATTATCCAAATGCATATAAATTACATGATGCTAGCTTAAATGGAATTGAACCTTCTATTCGTAGTTATAATTTATATATACCATTAAATACATGGTTTTCATTATTATCTAATATGGCATTACCATTAATTTGTTTACAATATGCTGAATTAGAAATTAATTTTACTTTAAAACCAATTGAGGATTTATTTACTATAAAAGATGTAATAGATAATACTTCATATACTAGTTATGATGAAATTCCTAGAATACGTGCAACACAAAATAAAGATACTCGTTATGGATTTTATAGATTTATTCAAGAACCACCATTTAGAGATATCTCATCTGGTACAATTTATTTAGATAAACGAACCAATATAAATACTGATATTCATCTAATTACTACTCAATGTTTTTTAGATAATCAAGAGAGAACCTTATTTGCTAATAATAGTCAAGATTATTTAATAAGACAAGTATATGAATATAAATTTGAAAGAGTTAATAAATCTAATAAAGTAAATTTAGAATCAAATGGATTGGTATCAAATTGGATGTGGTTTAGTCAGAGAGATGATGTATATAAAAGGAATGAATGGTCTAATTATACAAATTGGCCATATGAAAATATAATTCCTAATAATCTTGTAAAATTGACTAAATTAGATTCTCCATACGATTTAATTTTTTATAAAACAAATGATATATATCAAATTAATGATACATCAAAAAATATTTATATTACCGGTTATGAACCTACAGTTTACGATCAAACTAATCAAAAAGACATAATAAAAGAATTTGCAATTGTTGTTGATGGAAAATATAGAGAGAATTCATTTCCAGCAGGAATATATGACAAATTAGAAAAATATACTAAAACAAAAGGTAATTCAAAAGATGGATTGTATCATTATAATTTTTCTTTAACTACTGATCCGCATAAATATCAACCTACTGGTGCATTTAATACTAATAAATTCAAAAACATAGAATTTGAATTTAATAATCATGAAAATCCTCCAATTGATTTTAGTAATGTTGATTTCCAAACAATATGCGATCCTATAACTGGTGAAGTAATTGCTACTTCTAAAGAACCTACTAGTATTTATAAATATAATTATAATTTAACTGTTATGGAAGAGAGATTTAATATTTTGAGATTTCAATCTGGAACTGCTGATTTACTTTATAGTAGGTAATAAATCTCTCAAGTGTCATTTACATTAGTATAAAATCATAATATTTACATAAATTATAAATACTATGATTTCAAAAAAAATATTTAATATTATAAAAAATAAAATTCCAAAAATATCATCTACAGAATTAATTGCATTAAGAAGTGGTAATACATCTTTGGACCGTTCTATTTTAATGGGTAAAATTAACTTTCCAAAAAAAAATACTTTAAAAAATAAATTTCCAGAATCTAAATTAGATAAATTATTTAATAGCTATGATGGAACAAAAATTTATCCAAATAATGATTCTAATTATTGGATAAATTATTTAGCAGAAAATAAGTATTTCAGTTTTTTAATAGATGAAAGTTACGGAGGTATAAAATTAAGTGTTAATGAAATCTCTAATATTCTAACAAAGATAGCCAGCATTGAACCTGCATTAGGAGTTGTGACTATGGTTCCTAATTCTCTTGGACCTGGTGAATTATTAATACATTATGGCACTGAAGAACAAAAAAATAAATATTTACCCGGTTTAGCTAATGGTAATTATATTCCTTGTTTTGGGTTGACAGGTCCTAATAATGGGTCTGATGCTACTGGTTCAATTGATGAAGGTGAAGTTGTTAAAATTAATAATAAAATAATGATAAAAGTAAAAATTAATAAACGATATATTACATTAGCACCAGTTGCAAATTTAATGGGTATTGCATTTAATTTAAAAGACCCTAATAAATTTTTAAAAAATAATAAAAGTGGAATTAGTCTTGCATTATTAGAACGTGGTCATGATGGATTAATTCAAGAAACACATCATAATCCGCTTAATGCTGGGTTTCCAAATGGCACTATAAAAGGTGAATTTTATATAGAGCTTAATCAAATTATAGGTGGTCCAGAAAAAGTTGGAGATGGTTGGCAAATGTTAATGGATTGTTTATCAGCTGGCCGTGGAATTAGTTTACCCGCAACAGCAAATGCAAGTTCAAAAGTGGCTACATTTGGAATAATAAATTATGCTAAAGTTAGAACTCAATTTAATATGCCTCTCTCTAATATGGAAGCAATAAAAGAAAAAATAAATGCTATGGTATATAATACATGGATTATTCAATCTTCTATTGATTTAACAAATACTATACTAGATTCAGGTGATAGTCCGGCTGTAATAAGCGCTATAATGAAACAACAAACAACTGAACGTGGACGAGAAGTTTTAAATCATGGTATGGATATTCAAGGAGGTGGTGCAATATGTTTAGGTTATAGTAATTTTTTAGAAAAATTTTACAGAGCAGCTCCAATTGGAATTACTGTTGAAGGTTCTAATACATTAACTCGTTCATTAATAATCTTTGGTCAGGGTTTAAATAAATCACATCCGTATATTTTTCCAATATTAGAAAATGTATTACAAAATGATGAGAAAACCTTTATGAAAAATTTAAAATCTATTATCATGCATTCTCTCAATTTATATTTTTCAACTTTTAATTTTACGAATTTATTACCAGGAACATCAAAAATATTAGAAAAGCAATTATTAGACTTTGCATGTTTAACAAATTTTGTTGCATTAAAAGGGGGGTCATTAAAAAAAGAACAAATGCTTTCCGGAGCAATGTCTGATATTTTTAGTAATTTATATCTAGCAATGGCAGTGCAATATTATCATAATAATTATAATACAAGTTTAAAGTTAACAAATTATATTATTAATAAATTAATAAATAATAATCAAAATAAAATAAATGAAGTAATTTATAATTTAGGACCTGAAAGAATATTCTTAAACCATTTAATAAATCCTGTTAATAATATTTCTTATGAAGAAGAAAATAATATATTTAATGAAATTATGTCTAATACTAAAATAATTGAAGAAATTAAAAAAAATATACATGTAGAAAATAATATATTAGGCGATTTAGAATTAGCCGGTTCAGGAAAATTAGATATTAACTCAAATGAATATAAATATCTCAAAAATCGTATAATAAATGTTGATGAATTTAAAAATAATTAATAACCCGAACAAATGATTTATTATATAGTCGTTAAAAATAATATTTTCTTATAGTATATATTATGTCTGAAAAATTTGTTATTAAAGGAACTAGTGCTAAACATCTCGCGCCGTATTCTAAGGAACACTTACAAAAAAAGATAGAGGAGCTTAGGGAAAAAAATTTAATTGAACGTGATGAAAAACAATATTGTATAAGTAAATGTGGAAGATATTTTAAACAAATATCTACTAATAATCACGGTTCGCAAAAAGCAGGTAGAAAAAAAAGAAGAAAAACTAAAAGAAAAACTAAAAGAAAAAAAAATAAAGGAAAGAAAACTAAAAGAAGATAAATATTTAATTTTATTTTACTTTTTAATAAAATTAAATTTTTATATTTTTGTTTTAGGAACTTTTCTTGTGCCATAACCAAATTTCTTTCTAGCATTTTTTGCTAATTTCAATGCTTTAGAATTTTTCATACATCCATCATTTAATATATTAAAATCAACTGCTGCTGCTTTACCTCCTGAAATAGAACTTCCTAATCTAGCATAACCCCACGAATGAGCGCTTTGATTTGGTCTTGAACCAGAAGAATAATAAGCACCTTGTCCTTTTTTAATTATGGCGTTGAGAGATTTTGAAGAACATCCAGTTTTTTTTACTAATTCTTTATTAACTCTTAAATTCTTTATTTTATATATTCTCTCTGCATTTAAAATATGTTGTGATTTTTTTGATTTAAATGATTTAACTTTTTTTCTTGTTATATATTTTCCTTTTTTATAACCTTTTCTTGATTTTTTTAATTCTTTTTTAAGTATTTTTCTATCTTTTTTAGTTAATCTTTTTGGTAAATATTTAATTGGAACATTCATTTTATAATATAAAAATAATTTATTTTTATAAACAAATTATTTTTATTACATTATATGGATTTAATTATAATTTTATAGTATTAATTTACAATTATAACTCCATACATGTTACTATGGTGTTGGCATATATAATAATATGTACCAGGTGTGTCTGGTGTCCAAGTAACATCTCCATTCTGTCTACCATTATTTAGTACCCCAGCTACAGCATTTCCAGTTCCAGTAGATTTTGTTGTTTTAATCCAAAATGGATGACCAGAAGCATTTATATTAAAATTAACAGTATCACCTACATTAAATTCTACTTGTGGATTATTATCAGTTACCTCACCGTTTATATCATTTCCAGTTAAACTATAGGCACTAAATCCTGCATTAACTACATCTATATTATAAGTTGATGATGAAGACAATGCATAATCCCAATTAAATACATTTGATGCTTGATTATTATTACCAATGCTATCAGTATATGTATTCGCTTCAACCTTTATTGTTGTAGGGCCTGCTGCCGATGGTGTAAATGTTGCTGTATAGGTTGTTCCTGAACCAGCAAAACTACTTATTGAACCATTAGTAACAGTAATATCTCCTTGAGCAAAATTAGTTGTTGCTACTGAGGAAATAAATGTTAAACTAATAGAAGCATCATTAGATGTGTCTCCATCATTTACAGTACTACTAGTAATTGTCATAGTTGGTTGTGTATTATTATAATTCCAATTAAATACACTTGATGCTAGATTATTATTACCAATGCCATCAGTATATGTATTCGCTTCAACCTTTATTGTTGTAGGGCCTGCTGCCGATGGTGTAAATGTTGCTGTATAGGTTGTTCCTGAACCAGCAAAACTACTTATTGAACCATTAGTAACACTAATATCTCCTTGAACAAAATTA